GCAAGTTAGGATGAACTCTCTCGACAACTTGAACAAAATGCACGAGGAATTCAATCTGAAGGCGCAGGCAATCGTCTGCGAATTCAAACTACTCTTTGACCGTGCCTCGGCACTGGCCAATAGAGAACCAGCGATCCTCACGGACTATGTCCGGGGAACGCATTTCCTTTCTACCAAGCAGGTAGCCTCGGCTACGCTGCTAAGAAAGGCCGGTTCTGCATCTGTGAAAGCACAGGCAGAACTCCTAAAGTGCGAAGGGTTTAGACTCACGCACTTCTCGGCTCAACCTCAAGACCTGGTGTCAATGAGCGTAGAGAACGAAGGCCCTCAGACCGCCAGCGACGTATACCAACACGCCGCAGCAGTCCACAACGAGGACACTAACACATTCTACTCCGCCCATCTCGATGGTCGTGAGTTGGAAGTACCAAATAGGTCAAAGACCTTTGAGTACGAAAATCCCTGGCTAGTAATAGCCGGAAGGATTTATGCCACGTCTTGTCAAGACGCTACGGAGCTCCCACACACCTTGGTGTGGCATGGGGATGGGCTGAGGATACAAGACCCTCTCCCACGTAGACTTCTTGGACCGACATGGACAGGAAAGTCGTCAAACCAATGTAGGTTTGTTGACATAGGTAATATGCAGGCGAAGCTGCACGTTATCTACAACCACACGCACTGGGGAGCAAAGCTCCGACAGCTCGCGTATGACGGCATGGTTGACGGTGTCAACTGTGGCCGTTGGGCCCGCTCCATCAAGCTACGGATAACTGAATTCCTGCGAGGGAAATCAGACCCGTGCATGGAGAAGTCTGCACGAAAGTTGGTCTTTGCGAATCTAGATTCGAAAGCCACAGAGAGAGCGAGAGCAGCACGACTGCTCGAGCTTCTCAAAACAATAGATGGCATGTACCAGCAACGGTACTTTGCCTATCCGGAGGAACACTGGACGTGGCATAAATATGACATGTTCGTGTTAACGAATTTGTCCTACCTACTGGGGGACGAATTCCTTGATACGCAGCTGACCAAGTTTGGCGCTGCTATCCAGACGCGGTATTCCCAGCTGAAGAAGCTGAGGAAAACCTTTAAAGAGAATGCCCTCAAGGGGACTATCTCTGAATGGCTAGATGGCGATCATGGGATCCCATCTTGGCTCAATCAATACATACCGCTTTATAGGCGTGTATCAAAAGAGACCGGTCAAAGGTACACGTACCTGATCGGTTTACTATCACAAACGCGGGGGTGTGGCACACCTCCAGCGATTGTGATACTACAGTCAAAGGAGAAGTTCCTTAAGACTGTTACCGTTCCGACTGTTGCACCCACTGCAACACAAGAACGGCTCGTACGCGTAGCCATACGGGGTCTCCTCTCGAAGATCCCCAATGAGGCATTCACTGGTCTTGCAACAAAAGCAAGAGTCAGTGTTACTACTTCCGCCTGCTGGGAAACCACCCGGCGAGAAGGAGGGACCATAGGTCATATCCACGAACTCGTAGAGGACGGACGCAACAACGTCACAGCGCCTGTACGTGATCTGGACACGGGACTGGTAGTCGACGAAAGACGACTAGACCAGTTCGACTCACCAGGAGAATATATCTTCTGGAGATGCCTTGATGTTGTCTTACGTACACCGAAAGACGACCTCAAGGTTGCTTTTCTCACCGTTGTGAAAGAGCCTGGTAAGGGCAGATCAGTCACAAAGGGGAGATCTTGTTTGAAGGTAGTTTTGGACACCGTCAACAAGATTTGCGCGGAACCTCTGAAGAAGGGGATTCCGAGCTCCGAGTCGGGGATGGGAAAGTCCCACCACGGCTGGAATTTCTTCCACGAGTTGTTTGACGAAGATTTCAGAAAATCCATCTTCGATATACAACACTTGGGAGTGACCTCGTATGCCACGTATGAAGAACACGAACGGCTGTACCACGAGCTATTCGTGTCCAGTACTGACTACGAGAACGCAACTGACGCTATGCCACATTGGTTTAGCGCAATTGCAGGGGAAGCCTGGATGACCAAATGTGGCATCCCAGGCATCCTTCGAGGGATTGTGCACGAGACGTGCTACAAACCGCGAAGGATCTTCTTCCATGGGACAGGTCCACTGGAAGATTTTGGTGAACCGTACCCCGACTTTGGGGAAGGGATACGATTCATCAATCTTGAGAAGGGTGTTCTTATGGGAGACCCTCTAACAAAGATCGTTCTACATTTCACGAATGTAGTAACGCGAGAAATAGCGTCGGGTCTCGAGAGACTCGACTGGCTATCTTCGGGGTTCACGAATCCTGCACAGATGCGCAGATCGTGACCGGCCGCAACTTCTTGGTGAGCAATCGCTCACTCAC